TCATTACTATTGAAGCATTATCTCTTGTTATACTGTAATCATTTAACCCAGCTCTAAGACTATAAGATTGTATTATGTCTGGTGTTTCCCCAGATTTAAATGGATCTAAGTTACCAGAAAAAGCTCTGGCAACATTAGCTGACATAACTTGGCTCATTTCTTTAAGTGTATTAATTCCTTGTTGCTTATAATTAGCTCTATCAACTCTACCTTTTATTTCTGCTTGATATGCTTGTGATTTTAACTTTTTGGCATCAGACTTTGTTTTTGCATATTTAACTCCAGCAGAAACAAGACTAGCTACAAGATATAATTCAGCTCCACTCATTGACCTATACTCACTTTAAAATCTAAACTTAATACAGTTAAAAAAACTGGTTGAGTTTGTGTTATTGTTATCTGTGCATCTCTGGTATATCCACGAAATCCCATAGTCTTTTTAGTTCCTGTAAATGTTGGAACACCACCAGATCCAGAAATAGGGAATGTATCTAAAGAAATATCGGTATTATTAACTGCTACATTTTGGGATTTATAAAGCATAGGGGATATTTCTATTATTCTTCTCTTTTGACTTTGAACCGATCCAGAAGCTAATTTACTTTCAAAAGGCATAGTTTTAACTTCAACATCAAAATCTATTCCAGCTTCCATATAATTAGCTGGTTGAGATACTGTAGTAACAGCTCCAGATGAAACTGCTACAGATGGATCAACAATATCATCTCTTACAACTGCAACTGTTTTACCTTCTATATGAGAATGACCAGTATAACTTGTCCCAGAAAAACTAGATGTTTTTTGCACAGCACTATCTGTTGTAAAATCATCATCAAAAACTTCTAAATAATATTTGGCAGATCCACCGATTGTTCTTTTAACAACTACAAAAATATCATCTAAATCTACAGCAACATCTATAAAATCCCCATCTGTTTTAAAATAAGAAGGAGCTATAATGTTCTGACTTTTATTCATCATAAAACAAGCCATTGCACCAGCATATTCTGTTGATGCAGAACGATAACCAGCAGTAGATGTACCATTGATTATCATTAATAAATCGCCTTCTGTCGTATCTGTGGCTGGTCGTAGAGCCATCTTTTGAGGATCGATAATTAAGTGTGAGGAGAGCAAACTTATATTATTCGCCACATACGACAGCTCTACGTCTGAAAACAACATTTCTCGCAATGCTTTTCCCTGTCTTTGAATAAAAAGAGTTCCACCTTCAGCTCCTTGAGGTCTTATATTAGCTTTTGATCCTCTTCTGGTTGCTGATTTAACAACTACGTTAGAAGGAGTAATAGGTTCTAAATCTGCTTGAGGTAAGAAAAATTCAGCACCAGATGTAAAGATTTGTAAATCTCTACCAGATTTCAAAGCATTAATAGCATTAACATTATCTGTTGTTAGTGTTACTTGAAGAGCATCATCATCTAAACCTTCATCAGCTTTAAAATCGAAATATTGACCAACCTTAGATCCAAACAAAGTTGAAGGTAATGTAGCACTTCCACCAAAATAAAGTCTGCCTTCATGGAATGTACAAGTTCTAGGATAACCTCTAGTTGCAGACCAAGCATCTTCATAGCCAGTTTCTAGCTCCCATGCACCAGAAGCTATGGCTACATCTTTTTCAAAAAAAGGTGTTTCGGTTACAGCTTTTACAACTGTTGATGATGGTTGCTCAATTATTCTTGCTCTACCAAAACCATTTAAAACATTTATATATTGATCAATATGACTTCCATTCCAAACAGAAACCGATGATGTTATATTTACAGTTCCATCTGTTGCATCTGGTGTAATTGTAGCTGAAGGATTAGTTGTTGCTTTAGTAAATTGTGCTTTAGGTTTAGTTAAAGATATTTGCGAAATTGTCCATAAATTATTAGCTGTTCCTCTAACTACAGAAAATGGAATTAAATTTTCGTGAACACAAATTAAAGTATCGGTATTTTGTGTAAAATATAATTTTTTTAAATCATAATTACTTACCGAATAAAGAGTCCCTGTAGAATAATCTAAATAACTATTACCAGAACCATTAATGTTAGTTATTAAAGTTTGATCTGCATAAAATCTAAAACGAATTGTATTTGCAGTATTATAGGCTGTAGCAACAATCATAAAATTTTGTGTAGTTGAAAATTCAAAAGGAATTAACATTACACCATTTGAAGCATTGTCTGATGTCAAATCGGTTACAAATTTTAATCCAGCTCTTCTACTAAATCCACCTTGAGGTTCTATCAAAACATTCTTAGCAGTTTCTAAAGCTGAATAATATTGCTGTAAATCTATTCGACCTCGTAGTAGGGGATCTATTGCTCCTAGTGAAAAGTTAGATTGATATTGTTGCAATCTAGCCATGTTATCTCACATCTGTTAATAAGTAATCTTGTATTACAGAAGGTGTTTGACCAGCCGAATCTATATTTACTGCCTGTCTAAAAAAACCACCTCTATATCCTTCAACTGCAACTCCTAATGCTACACCTCTCCAATATTCAGATTTAGCTGTTTGATCTGTCATAACTTCGGCTAAATGCCAAGCTAACTGGTAAGTTAATAATTGTGTAAAGTATGAAGGCATATTACCTTCTTCAACACTTCTTTGATAATCTATGAATATTGCAGTTTGATTTGTAAATAATGCAGAATAACCACCTAGAGTAGTTCCCATTTCCCAAGTTGTTATAGTTGGACTACCAGCAGATCCACTAGCTCTGACAGCTCTGGGAACTCCAGTAAGCATATCATTAGGCATAGTATATTGATATGTCCATTCCGAGTTAGGAGTTTCTGTATCTCTGTTTAATTCTTTTTTAGCTATTGTGAATGACCAAGAGTACATTCCAAGAGTTGTTGCTTTAACATCTGGATAAATTAATGAACAGGCATTACCAGCAGTAGATCCATCTGTAAAAGAAGAAATGCTTTCAGCACCAAGAAGAAGAAGAGCTTTATTACAAATTTTTACTTCTGTATCTCCAGATGCCATTTCTCACTCCAAAAAAAATGGTAAGGAGCATCATAAAGATGCTCCTACCTTAAATGTTAATCACTATCTGTATTAGCTAGTGTTGTTCCATCGTTAACATCGACAACTCCAGAAGCATTACTTACAACATAAAGCAATGTAGCAACTAAAGTTCCACCAGTTGAAGTGTTAGAAAAGATCATATCTCCTACAGAAACTTCATCTGATACATCATTGAAGTAACCAGCAGTATTAGCTGTGGCTACAGTATCGGTAGAAGTGTATGAGAAGATTTGGGGAGCTGTGCCTTTTTTGGATTGCCCACCAATAGGATTCCATCCAGTTCTTGAAAAAGCCATGTTTAACTCTCCCTTGTAATAACATCACAGATACCATCTGCATCAATAGCAACAGCACCCATTGAGAGCATTGCAGTTACTAAGAATGAAGTTTTTTCTGGGACATAGTTAATTTCTGTCTTAGGAGCTATGCCGACAGCACAACCCACAGCAGATTTATGAAAAGCAAAGTTTGTTCTGTCATTACTTCCATCTTTGGCAAGACCACCTTCATCTCGATCTCCAATTACATGAATAGTAAATCCCATGAACTCTCCAATGCGACCACTTCCCTGTGATAGAGCTTTTATAGATGCATAATCTGCACTAATAGCTCTTTCATCAGCTAGTAATCCAGCTAAACCAGAAGCATGAATAACCATGTGTCTGTCTGTTGCTGGTACATTTTTGATGTTTAGCTTTTCTGATGCCTGTATGACCTTACCTACCGAAAGGTTTGAAGCACTTGCACTACCACTTGTAACCACAGTATTAGCTACTGTAGATCCAGCAGAAGCAGAAGCTAAAGCATCTAGGATGATTTGGTCTTGCCTTCTTCCGATTGCAGATCCAACAACTTGTGCAAGTTCAGATCTCTCTGAAAAATTCACTTTTTGTTGGTTAAACATATCAGAATACTCTGAAGCAATATAGTCTGTAAGACTACATGAAACAGATGCAAAAGAAGAGTTTAAAGGCACAACATCTGTGGAAGGAGTGCGAACTGTGGCAGATCCTTTTCCGATGGTTGGGAAGTTTACTGTCGATCCCTCGACACCAGATCTAGTACGAACTATTCCTTGAAGCATTGAAGTACCTTGATAGGCTTGTTTGACCTCTGCATCAAATAATTGCACGAAAGCTGGAGATAGATTTGTTGACATAATCAACTCCTGTTAAAGTTAAAAAATGAACACCATCTAGGTTGTTGGATAAATCCAGCCTTTGGCTACAGATATCGTTCTGCAACGTATGTTTTCACATAAACCAAATCTGCCTATAGAAAATAGGTTATAGATTAATATAATAATTACATCACAAGCTGTAGCTTGTAAAGTCTTAATGATACTTATAGAGTTTAACCAGATTTATTAGGATACCTTTTTTCATACTCTTGCTCAACACTTCGAGTATAAGCTGGATCATTTCCATATTTAGGATCAGCCATCATATTAGCCATTCTAACAGAAAATTCTGATTCGCTTTCTTTAAGAGATGATGTTTCTCCAACTGGGATTTGCCTTGTATCTCCCATCATAGCTCTTAGCTTTTGGATAGTTCTTTGACCAGAAGCAGTATAACCTAAAACATCTATTTCAGCTCTTTCTTCTTCTGAAAGCTGACCTTTAGTAACTAAGCTGTTTGCCCATTGTTTATTAGATTTAATAATAGCATCTGCATTATTTCCTAATTTTTCTAATTCAGCTTTTTCTTCATATTCATAATTTTCTTTTGTTTGACCAGATAAACCAATTATTTTATTAGCTAAATCTTCAAAACCATTTTGATTTACACCATTAGATTTACACCAATTAACATAAGTTTCTACCATCGGATCTTCCAGATCATAACCTTTTGATGTTAAGACTTCTGTGTCATACGTTTCTGGGACTTTGTGTTTGCCTTGCGAGAATTTTTGTTCGAGGCTTTGTAACGACTTGAAAGCTTCTTCTTCTCTGACTTTACCTGTTTTGGCATCCCAGAACTTTTCTGGAATATGCTCTGGTCTTTCTGCGATTTCTTTCTTAGGTTCATCATTTTGAGTATGCGAGATATTATTCTCATTAATACTCTCTGGATCTTGATTAGTTTCATTTTCGACCTCTACTGTTGCCATTAATCCTTTAGGTGGTTCTGTAGATTGTTCTACTTGTTGTTCTGCTTCAGCCATAGGTTCTCCTTATCCTTTGCTTTATTTCTCTTATTACCGAATTTTGTCCTTCTCTAGCATAGCCATAACTAGGATCTGCTGAAGGTATCCATGCTGGTTGATCCAAATAAACTTTTTCAAAATATTTTAAAACATTCTGCCCAGCTTCGGTTTGAAAGCATTGAGCAAAAGATATATCTAAATCATTTTGTTCGTTTTTATTTTTAAAAGGTTGAACTGTGGAATTTACTCCATCCCAACCAACAGAATTGATTGATCTTATTTTTTCAGATTGATTTGCCATTTTACCCTACTGGTTGTTCTTGTGGTTGCTCTGGTGGCATTTGTCCTTGTTGCATTTCAAGTTGCTGTTGAGCTAACTGCATTGTTTGTTCCATGATTTGCTGTCGTTCTTCATTAGTCGTTCTAAGAGAAGAGGGGATACCAAGCATATCAGCTATGTAATCTCCTACAGCATCCATTTTTAACAATGATCCACCGACAGCTCCTAATTGCTGGGACATTTGTAAAAATGCTAAAACATCATTTACTTTATCTTGATTTGAAGCCATCGCTAATGGAGATACAGGAACTATCTTTACTTGCAATCCATCTATCTTTAATGGCAGTTCTATCATCCCCATTTCATCCATAAGTTCTAAAGTTCTTCTGACAATAGGAACTAATGTTTCAGAAATAAGTCTTCCAAAACTAGCACCCATGTTTTCTGATAGGGAAGTTATCTTATGCTGGATTTCTAAAGCAGTTCTAGCTGACATATTTTCTGGAGCAATTTCATCATCTAACATCATTCTCTTAATGTTAGCTCTTAAATCATTTGTTAGTATCTGGGACATATTTGCATCCCCAGATCTAGGTAAAGGAGCAAGAGAAGCTCCTCTAGCTCCACCATTAGAAGAAACACCTATAACAGATCCAGCTTGTATTGATATTGTTTGTGGATTTAGCACTCCATCATCCACAGCAGTAAAAACTCCACCGATAGAAATTGATGCATTTTTAAGAGTTAATTCGGTTACTTTGTTTAAAGTTTTAATATCTGGAAGAGCCATTAATGCAACTCCTCTCCCATATTTTTCATTACTGGCAACCATATATCGGCTAATTACAAATGGCATACCTTTAAGAGTTCTGGAAACGAGTTTGTGATCTCCTTCCATAGTCGATACACAATAATAAATAAATCCATCTTTTTCATAGGTAGCTTCTAATAATTCTACTTTTTTTGTAGGATCTTCTAAAAATTTATCTGAAACTTCTTTAGGAATTGTAGCATCTGGAAACTCTTTCATAATTACATCAAATGGTCTTTTCATTTTTCTGTAAACAGTATCGACAGTTCCATTAGCTCCTTCTTCAAAACAAATCTGGTATGAAGGAACTGCTGTATATCTAATTGGAGTTGTTTCATCTCCAGCCTGTATCAGCATCACAGATGTTCCAATAGCTAGATCCAGTAAGAACTCTCCCATAGCCAAGTCAAAGCCAGATTGATTCATAATGCTAAACATCTTTTCATTATAATCATCGAGGATTTGTTCGACTTCAACTTGACGTTCTGGAGGAATATCTGAACCAGAAGTCAATCTACACCAAGATCTTTGGGGAGGAAATAATGCACTTTGGATGCGATTAGCAAATCTTGATGTAGAATGAATAGCTGTACTATCAAAAATTCTTTTCATTTTATCTTGTCCGACAGCTCCACCATCATAGTAACCATCGTAAAGATTTCTCATTGGAAGGCAGTATTCATAAGCTTCTTCATAAATAGATCGCCATTGCTCTTTTTCAGCTTCAGCATTTTTAAATCTTTTTTTAATTTCACTTACAGAAAGTTCAGCCATAGATTATTCTCCACCTTCTTGATCTTCTTCTTTTTTTTCTTCTTCTTCAGAAGTTTCTTCAATAGGTTCTTCTTTAAACTTTGGATTGCGAATAAATTTTTTCATTTAAAATTTTATACGTTTCTACTGTTTCTGGCATATCCAAGAGTTGTTTGTTCTTGTGTTGGATTACCTACAGCAGATCCACCTTCTCTTTGTGTCATCAATAGATTAGATCCACCAGTTCGCCTTGCCCTAGATCGAGAAGCAATTTTTCTTTTTTCTTCATTTTCTTGACGTTCTAATTTACTTTCTCTTTCATCTAAATCAGATGTGTCTGGTGGTGGTGGAGATGAACTTCCAAATAAACTACCCATTAAAATATCCTCGCATATAAATAATAGTTTTCGCCTTTAATGCCATAATGCAACATTTCAGCTTCTCTCTTAAAGTAACACCTCTCTGCCCACTTGTAAGCCTGTACATTGTGCGAACAAACAGTAAACTGCATCCTTTTTGTATGCTTTTCTCTGGCATAATACTCAAAAAACCTAAGAGCAACCCTATGAAATTTTAAAGTTTTTCTGGAAATATTGTTAGATGGGATTAACCAAGCTTCAGAAACTCCATCCCATAAATCCCAGATACCAAAGATTGCATAGATTGTATTCCCAGACATTGCAGTAAAGCCTAATCCAGCTTTTGCAAACTCATAAAGTTTATGCATATTATGTTTATTTTCTAAAAGATTTTCTTGGTCAAATTTATTTAATTCAATCAAATCCAGATGCATAGGATGAAAGTTTACAATCTTATCTTCTGGATAATCTAATTTTAAAACTCTATTTAATCTAGGAAGCGAAAACATCGAAATCCAAAGTCTTAACAATAGTTGGTCTAAAATTATTAAATTGAGTAGGTCGCTTCGTCATAATTCTATGTTCAGATCCCAACAGACAATAACCACAGGCATCTCCGATATGTGAGTGCATATCCTTGTGGGGAACATCTTTAAACCTTTCTTGCCCAGCTCCTACAGCTACTCGTTTATAGTGATAACCACCAGATAAAGATTTTCTTAATTTTATGCATTTCTTATCAACAATAAATCCAGCCTTGCCTTCTATCAATCTTCCCATAGGAATAGCCAGAGCTTCTCTTCTAGTTCTAAAATCATTAGTTGCTGTTGGCTGTGCCATCAAGCCATGAGTTTTTAAATGCTGGAAGGCAGTTGTTTCAAAGATAGCATCTCTTTGCATACCTGCTGGATCTCCCCATATCACAATCTCAAATTTAGGAAATCTACTGGCAATCTCACTTTTTAAAATACTACAGAATCTTTCTAATCCCATATCTTCTGTTACCAGCTCATGTAAAATATGCCATCGACCATTTCTAAGTTTCTGGGCAAATACACTAGCTGGAGTTAATCCAAAGTCTAAGCCGATATGAATAGGGACTGTCGGATCTGGCTCTAAGTCAGCCGACATAATTTCATCATTATATTCTTGCCAGACAGGTTTTCCTTCTTGCACAAAGGTATATTCGCCTTTGGCATAGCATCTAATCCAATCTAAGTTTTTACCACCTAAAAGCTGATCATAATAACCATCTGGCAAATTATTTAGGTTTTCAGCTTTAGGATTAGTTTTCCACCATTTACCAGCTTGGAATATATATCCTTGAGCTTCTGGCATATCATCTGGTAATTCTTCAAGAGGGATTTCTAATACTGCTGGATATTGTTTAAAAAATTCCCATTTAAATTTTCCTTTAGGAGTTTCTTTTTCTGCCAGACGATACCACCAATGATCATCTTCCATAGCATTAGTATCCATGATTATTCCTCGCCAAGTACAGCCACCATCTGCCTTAGTCGGATATCTTCCTACTCTATGAGATAATCCATCTATAACAGCTTTCGGTAAGGTCTTAGCTTCGTTTACAAAAGCTCCAGTTAATTCAAGAGATAAAAGCTTTCGGATATCTTTAGGTTGATCTAATGCTAAGAACAAAACCTCACAATCTATCCCAGAAGCATCTCCTCTAGGTGGTAATTTTATGTGATGAGTTATCGGTGGCGAGTGATGAACATTTCCCCAAATATTCTCTGGGAATAATTCAAGCCATGTTTTTAACGTAGTTGTTTTCAGCATAGGATAACTATTTCTAACAATAGCAAATCTGGTATATCTAATTCCATCTCTGGGACTAGGCTTCTGCTGAATAGCTCTCCTAAAGATTTCAGCACAACAAGCATAACTCTTACCAGATCCAACAGCTCCCATAATCCCTCTAACAAAACTATTAGACTTCATAAACTTCGCTACAGTAGGACTTTCACTAAAATCCCATTTCAAACTTGCTGGTGTTAATAAATCATCTTTTTTTTCTGCCATCTATTACTCCTTGATAACCATAACTATTTACTCCATTAGGACTTTCAATTTCATCACAGCTAAACCTCAAAACCTCAAACATCGAAACTTTCCTAACTTTACCTTTCAGATCATCCATCTTCTCAATGAAATCTTGAGGATAATCTTCAAATTTTTCTTCATCATTTGGATTTATCATCTGGCATAACCATCTCAATATTAACAACTGCTGGTTTATCTACTTCCTTTTCTTCATCTAATAATCCAGCACTCTTAGCCAATAACTGCATCAGCCTAACTTTATCGTAAAGCTCAACCTCAATCTGATTACCAGCCTTAGTAGGGACAACTTTAATCTTCTTAATCGCATTTAATGAAGTTTCTGGTATGTCCTTCATCTCCTTAATCTTAACTTCCTCTCCTTCCCATTCAATAACATCGGTTATATTCGTAGAAGCCATCTCTAACATCGCCAGAGCAAGTTGATCTCGATTGTCATATATCAACCGAGATCCCTTTAATCGCTTCTGAATAGCTCCTATGCCACCAAAACGACCTAATTTTGGAGTTACTCTGGACATTAAAATGGAACTTTATCTTTTTGAGGGAAGATATTTAACCAAATCTCGCCCTCTTTGTTGGGAATTGGTAAAGCTTCTAGCTTAACAGAAGTGATTTTACCTTCCTTTTCAAAGGCAACTCCCAGTCTTTGCCATCTGGTTTTCTCTTCGCCATCCTTCAAATACTTAGTTCCCTGTGATACGTCATAGATTATTGCCATAATGTTTCTCCTATTACTTTTAATTGTTGTTGAGTTGGTTGCTGAACCCATTTTACTGGGCATTGAATGGCATCAATTTTTCTAGCCATCAATTCTGGACATAAATTTTTATCTTTATAATTACGAGCTACATTAACACTATCAGCAGAAGCAAATGGATATTTTTTTCCAGCTTGTGCCAATCCTCTAAGCATATGAATATGTGGTAAATGCCTATGTTTTTTTGCTAACTCATTAAATGCTTCATCTATTCTATTGCACCATTTATCAGATCCTACTTTCCAATATTCGCCAGAACTACCAAAACAAATTTTTGGATATCTATCTGTTAAGAAAAGAAGATAATCTATATTTAAATTAAGATGCCATACAGGAGATGATAAATTTTCTGGAAAAGGATGCTGTAACAAAAGTTTTTTATTATCCTTAATAGAACCACCTATAACATCTGGAATAACACACCAATGAGGATGACCAAGTTTAGGCTCAAGCCAAGCATACAATTTGTTATAATCGATCTGCTTGTTTTGAGTGTAAGATGTGAAAGCACCATTATCCCACATTATAGATTGACCTATTTGTAAACAAAGATCTGCATCTCTTGCATCTGCAAAACTTACACAGAAATGTTTACCAGCCATTTTATATAACTGTTCTCTAGGTGTTAATGGTGTTCCATGATAATGAATCATTTTTTTGCCAACCAATGCCATACAGCTAAAGCACCAAGCATCTTTGAAACAAACATTACCAATGTTGCAGTCAGACTAAATTGACCTATCATGTAAAGAAATAAACCACTATCTATCGGTGTGGATATTAAAGAACTTAATAATATTCTTTGTCGTAAAGGCTTGTCTGTTAAAGTATAAACACCCCAATCAACAGTTTCAGAAACCATAAAAGCAACTAATGATGCCACAGCTATATATGGATCAGCCATTACATAACTTAACAAACCACCAATTAACATAGCTCCTAAAACTTTATGACCTATTTCTTTTTGGGCATAATCTCTTAGAATAAAAATTAAACCTACAGCAATCGTCATAGGTGGATACATCGTATCAAATAATGGTATTAATGGAACATATACAAACCCTATGTTAACTAAAACAATACTTAAAATGTAAATTAAACTAAACTTATATTGTGCCATTATGTTTGTCCTTTTTTTGTTTTATGGTTTTTTAGAAAATATTTTTGTGAGATACCCCCACGATACCCCTCGACCATCCCCCCCCTATAGTCGCTTTTTGCCACAGATTTATTTTTTAGAGATCGTGCTGTGTATAAATTCTTTAGGAACGTACAGAGTTTGTACAATAATGTCATACCTTTAACTTTCCAGCCAACTGTTTAACTATATCTTTAGCATCCATTGGCTTCTTACTGTTGTTCTTCCTAGCTATGAAGTATTGAAGAGAATGTGGTGGTTGTTTATTGTTCTTCTTATTCCATTCTATTAAACCTTCAGCATCAGCTATAAAACTATCAATAGTATAACCAGCTCTTATTACATCTCCAGCTAATTCCACTTGTCTTAGATCATAGCTCCAAGCTCTTCCATAATGTTTTTGTATAATATTCATATAACTATTACATATCTTTTTCTTTTCAATTTCATTTATACTATTATTACTAGTTAATATTATATTGTTACTAACAAGCTGGGACTTGTTTTCTGATACAAGCTGGGACTTGTATTTGGTATTCTCTTTTACAAGCTGGAGCTTGTTTTCTATTTTACCATTTACAAGCTGTGGCTTGTTTTTATTTACAGTATTATTAGGCTTTAAGTATCCTTTTTCTATTGGAGAAGTAAGACCATTTCCCAGACTATTCCAGCTTTCAATAGTTTGTTCTGATAACAGGTATGTTTTAATATCAGCTAATATTCTATCGTAGCTAAAGTATTCTCTTTCATCTTTAATATATCTATCGGCTATTGATTTAGCTAACTCTTCTTGTTTTGGACTTATGTTAGTTCTTACTGGTTTCTTAGGAGTTATCTTATCTAGTGTTTCTTGAGCTTCTATATCATCTCCTTCAGAGCTATTAGCTATGGCTTGTTCTAGGTTCATTCTAGGATCATATATTATTCTCCATTTAGCTCCTTGTTGACCATAAGGTCTTTTATTATTGGCTTTTCTAAGTCTTTCAATGTAACCGAACTTTACCAGCTTATTCATATGTTGGGATACTGCTTGTTGAGAAGATCCCATAACAGAAGCCAGAGTTTGTTGATTACAGAAGAATATACCAGCTCTTGCTGAAGCATGGGCAGAACATAAAGCTAGGCATCTAAATGTAGAAGGAAACTGGTTGAATCTAGTATCTCCGAAAGCTCTTGCTGGAACTATGATATAAGGAGCTGGAGATTGATGTTCTCCTACTGGTGCATCTCTAATTGGATCTGGTGTTATATCTGATTTAAGCATCTAATTCTTGTATCCTGTGAACTTTAACAACATCATAGATCTTATCTGTTATCCATTTATTTATCTTTTTATCTTTATGAAAAGGCTGTGTGTAAGCAGTACAAGCTCTCATTTCAATAAGGTGTATATGATGTTTATGCATCTTAATTATTTGATCTGGATTATTTTTAAGATCATCTAACCAGACAACTAAAGATCTAGTTTGTGCATTAATTTCATTGTAATAAATTTTATCCATTACAACACCAGCTCTAGTTGTTGATCATCATTTTCTATGACTTGAATGTGTTTCTGGAAACCAGCTAGTTCTCTTGCTCTTAATCTTTTATGTAGAGCTGGATCTATTTCTCTAACTTTATCCATTAAATTCTCATACTTCTGGTCTAACATTGCCTGTTCTTCTGCTGTTATCATTTTAATTTTGTTGGATTGTGGATGTAGGCTTTGCAGATATAGCAGACAAAACTATCCCAGAATTGTTCAAGATTATATATTGTTCCACAGCATTTACATTTAAGGTTGATCATATAAATGTTCCTTGTCTTGGATCATCTGTCATTGGCTTGAATGTAATATCAACCAGCTTATAAGTTCCTTTAAACTTGGATTGAATAGGCTTTGGATTAGGCTTTAATGATGACAGCTCATTAGGCTTTAATACCATCTGTTCATTATTATGTTGAATTACCAGACCACCTTTTTGAATAGCTTTGGATACTTCATAATCTCTTACAGAAACAAACTTACCTAGCCATAACTTAGTTACTTTCTTTTGCATCATTGCTTAACTCCAGTTCTATTTTTGAATATATTTTAGGATTTATTTCTATGATCTTAGTTCCTCTATAAAGAGCTTCGACCAGCTTCTTCTTGAGCTTGTAAACATCGGTTTTAAAACCTTTTACATCCTCAACAACTTCACAGCCTATTTGTCCCTGTAATCCAGTTGCATTTCTATCTATGTAAGAAAAGTCAGCTATGTAATCACATATCTTTACATCATCAATCATGCATCTAAATCTGGGATGAACTTTTAAATGTGTTATTTCTCCAGATTTAAATCTTGGGAGTAGGGAGTGTTGATAATGCTTTGCTTCAGATAAACTATCGAATGTATAGCCATCCAGCTTAACTTTTTTATTTTTAAATTTTGAAAAGGATCTAGGAAACATGACCAGCTAGTCTTTCTATGTTCTCTAAGATTTCTTTCTTTTCATAATTTGACCTAAGAATTTCCTTCCTAACGATGTTCTCCACCAATGAGGATGCTGATCTACTTTGATTTTTCGCTTCAATTTCGACAGCTTGCTTGAGTTCTTTGGATACTCGGCAGAATAAGACAACTTTTTCACTCATAAAATCTCCAATAATATCAACAGTTTGTAGGTAATTTAAATAAAAATATACAAACTCTATTAGTTACTACTTGCTATTGATAGCATTATGATATATTTATTAATAGATGTACAAAGTGTGTACGTTACTTTTTAATTAAACAGGAGATACTAATGTCAAAACACAAACTAATTAAATGCCATAAATTTGGTAGGTTTAGTTGGAGATATAGAGATTTCTATATTCAAGAGGTAGTTGACGTATCAATGCAAAACAAAACATTAAAAGTAAAATTACTTGATTGGATTGTTATGAGTTTAGAAGGAAAATTTATTCAATCATGTCAAAAGCCAAGACCAACTCGTAAAGAAATGAAAGAGTGGATTGATAGTTACTATGATCAATTAGAGGGAGCAAACTAATGAATACTATTAGTTTTGATAAACATAAATTGAAACTATTTATAGAGTGCTACGAAAAATCTGTAGCACAAAATAAAGAAGTTTTTGTTTTTGATGACAAAGAATTTCTACAGAAATATGCCAAGTATTTAATTTTACATTTAAAACATAAATTGGGAGCAAACTAATGAAATATAAACTTAATTGGAATAGAGATGTAGACGTTACAGATGATGATTTTATTTTAAATTTACCACATGGATTTAAATTCACACACGATCCTTTAGAGCCAACTCATGTAAGAGGATATGATACTAAGCGAGAACTTATATCTGATCTAAAAAATGTAACTGTATGTAATTGTCAAGAATGTAAGGGAGCAAGTTAATGGAAACTAATATTCTTAGAGCTGATCATGGCAAAAAGCATACAGGCAAATATTGTGCTTTAGTTCGTGTATCAACCGACAAACAGGATGTTGAAAACCAGATCTTTGCAATCAAACAATATCTAAATGGTGGCGATCATCATGTAGAATGGTTTAAGGAAGAAGCTGTATCTGGTAAAACCGAATGGGCAAAAAGACCAGTACTTAATGATGCCATTAAGTATTGCAGAAAAAACAAAGCAACTTTAATCATCTATTCTTTATCCAGATTAGGTAGAAGGAGAGGGGATGTTCTTAACTTCTTTGACGATGTTATATCGCAAGGCAAAATCAAACTTATAGTTGTTGACTATCCTATGCTGGATGAAACTACAGTTGGTTTCATGGCAGTTATGAATCAACATGAACGACAGCTCATATCAGAACGAACTAAAACTGCACTAGCCAGAATTAAACATGACATAAAAGTTAATGGATCTCATGTATCAAGATCTGGCAATAAGATTACCAAGCTTGGAGTTGGTATGACTAAGAAGGCACAGAAGAAAGGTGCTATGGGCAATAAGATTAAAGCTAATGAACTAGCTGATAATCTATTACCTAACATCCAGAGAGGACTAGACATGGGATGGTCTTATAGGGAGATAGCTTTGGATTTTAATAAGAGAGGTTATCCAACTGCCAGAAAAGGCGAATGGCATGGATCAACTATTAGAAATATGTATTTAAGATCTAAGGGAGTGAAATAATGAACAATACAAAACAATGTTGCGACAATTCAAGCATTCACAATTCTGTTGAGAGTATACATAGGCATTTACTGCATGATTATCGTATGAAAATTATAGAAGTTGAAATGGCTGTCTTTCAAGCTAGGCAAACTCGATCAATGACTAAAATACAAAGATATTTCAATTCGACACCCTTAAAAAATGCTTTTTCTCGTTGGATGGTGTATGGAGCTTATGCAAATAGATTTTACACGATTACAGAGCTTGTAAATGAAATGCACAGCAATAGACAGACCATTTCGACTATGATTAATGAGTGTGAAGCTGAAGGTTGGATTGAAGTTCAAAAAAAAGGTGCAACTGTTAGCTGTCAAGCATCACAGCCACTTATAGAAGCGATGGAAATGTATTGTGAATGGCGAAAAGATATTGCAGGAGTGCAGATCGGTATTGCACATCACAGACTTATGGATTTTGAAAAATTGATGCAAGAACAATTTGCATCTTCAGAACAAAACATGCCAATTTGATATACATTGTTTTTTAAAATTAATTCGATAATGATTATTAATACGAAAGGAGTACAAAGTGGGATCAAATAGAAAACGAACTACATACAAGCATGATATTACCAGAGCTATGAAAAACATTAGATTAAACTTTCAAAGACGAATGACTGTTCCAATGTTTCATCCTCAACATATATCTGCTGTAGCCGAAATCTTACATTATGGTTATAATGAACTCACTAGGCTTTCGACTTTAAATTCATTTAGGAGAGTAGATAAATTAGTTCATGCTCATTATGTTATAAATACAATGACTTCTAATCTGGCTAGTATTACACCAGCCGATCCTAGAGGAAGAGGAGGAGAAGAAGGATTTTATGGATCTAATGGTTTTGAAAATATACATGGCTTAAATGGTTTAGATACAATCATAACAGAAACAGAGGGAGAAATTGACCATGCATCAGATAGAGATCAATTTGAAAGATGGACTGCCGAAGGTCTTGAAAGAAAAAGACAGCTTGACCATCGCAAACACAACCAGCCACCAGAAACAAAGTCTAAAGGTAAGGAACAGACTTATGATAAATACGTTAAGTCAATGTACAAAAAAGGGAAATATGCTAAGTCAAGCACATAAAGGGATACAGGCTATCTATAACTATGTTTGTCGTATAATATATAGTATCATTGTTTTCATAGTTTTCCCTAATAGTGCTGTTAAGTTAGTTTATGCAGTAATTTTAATTCCTCTTGTAATCTTTTATATCTGGGCATTTTTGTGGTTTGCCTGTGCATTAGACGATAAGTGTTACTACGATAATGTAGGAGCTTAGAGATGCCAAAACTTACAAGAACTGGTCATGAATTAGGATCATCTGAATCTGCTCCTGTCGTTTTAATGAAAACTACATACCAAACTAATCAAGATGTTTTAATGAAGCATCGAGATAAAATAAATAAAGTTGAAAGGATTGATGATTTTAGGAACAGTACATTTCTAAGTAATCCAAGAGCTTTAAGAAGGGGAACTCATTTAGAACATGGAGTTGCTGATTGGGCAAAGGAAGAATTAGAAATACTAAATGGAAGTTCAAATATATATATGTATGAGCCAAAAGAAGTGTTCCAAAATATTCCAGAAAAAATGGGAGCTTCTATTGATCGTATTATAGAGATCTCCGAAGTTCCAATTCAGATTGAAGATAGTAATAGAGATATGGTTACATTCATGGGAACTGGTATTATGGAAATTAAAACAGATTTCTATCATCAAGGTAAGTTAAGACCAGAATGGTTAATACAAGTTCATCATCAAATGATATGCTCTGGATTAACTTGGGGGATAGTTGCCTGTCTTGATCAAAAAGGTGGATTGAACTTTTATCCTATAGATAAGAATGATGCTTTATGTTCTTTGATTGTTGAAAAGGTACAGGAGTTTTGGTCTTTAATAAAAACTGGTGCTGATTATCCAGAAATAAAAGATAAAGATAAACCAGAGTTTGTTGAGATAGAAAAATTATTAGAAAAATCTAACCATGATTTTGAACAATTATGTTCTGACTATACTACTGCATCATCTGAAGCTAGGAAATGGACTAAGACTAAGGATGAAATTAAATCTGGCATACAAGACATTCTTGATACACTAGGTATAACTCATGCAAAGTTTCAAAACTTTGAAATAATTTCAGAAACAAAATTAAAAGAAAAAAAGAAAATGATAGCTACAGGCGAAATGCAAGAAAGCTATACCTTTTCATTAAAGGAGAAAAATTAATGCCAAATTTAACTATGCTAGAACCTAAGTCTTTAACAGAAGCTATGCAGTTTTCAGAAACATTAGCTAAATCTGGATTAGTTCCAGATGCCTATAAAGGTAAACCACAAAATATTTTAGTTGCTATTCAATGGGGATATGAAGTTGGTTTACCACCAATGCAAGCTTTATCAAATATAAATGTTATAAATGGTAAGGCTACATTGTGGGGAGATGCTTTAGTAGCTGTTTGTAAGAAGCATCCAGATTATTATGGTATGAAAGAATGGCTGGAAGGCGATACTGCTTTTTGCATTGTAAAAAGAAAAGTTAAAGATACTGTTGAAGAAACTTTGAGAGAATTTTCTTTAGAAGATGCAACTAAAGCTGGTCTTTTAAATAAAGGTGGTGCTTGGAAGTCATATCCTAAAAGAATGTTAGCTCAAAGAGCTAGAGGATTTGCATTAAGAGATGCTTTTCCAGATGCTATTAAAGGAATTATTACAACAGAAGAAGCTGTGGATTTTCCAGATGAAGCAAAAACTAGCGATATAAAGGTCGTTAATCCACCTATTATTACAAATGATGCAGATCTAGCTAATAGCATAGTTAATGCTCTCACAGACGATAATACAGCCGAGAATGATACTGTTGAGCAAGATGAACAAACTGTTAACGTATCTTATGAACTAAAGTTATTAAATAATAAACCATCAGAAACATTTGATGAAATTGATAATGTTGTCAAAAGATACAAAGAAATAATGAGTGCTGTTTATGCTAGTCCTAAACTACAACCAGAAGAAAAGAGGACAATGTTAAAAGACTTTGAGCATATAAACCTAGAATTGATTATGCATAATTTTCCAGAAAAATTTATTTCAGAAGTTAAACAGCAAAGATTAGATTTTAATAAAGCATTATCTCTACAGGCAAAGGAGAATCAGAATGGACAATAAAATTGGCTTAACTATTTCTCAAAAACAAATCTATGAATTTCTTATAGCATTTCATAAAGAAGAAGGAGTTTATCCTACTGTTAGAGAGATATGCAAAGGCAAGATAGATGACCAGCAAGTTCTTAAAGAAAGAACTTCTCCAACATCTGTTTCTATTCATCTGCACCACTTAAAAGATAGGGGATGGATTGAACGTCATACATTGCCTAGAGGTATCAAGATTATTTAGGCAGTAATCCTTTTCTATAACCTTGTGATCTATGATAGGTTAAACATTCTTTTCTAATATCTTCTGGATGGTGGCTAATATGTATCCATCCAGAATTACCACCTTTATAACATTCTAATATGAGCTGACAGTAGGGGAGATTACTTTCATCTCTTATCCATACAGCTAGTTCATAATTATCTACACCAGCTACCTCAAAATCACTTGCACTAAAGCCATCGTTACAACAATGATGGCTGGTACTTTTTGATCCAATCTCAAGACAAAGCTCTTCACTACGATACCCAGAACTAACTAAAAAAGATCCCCATTTATTTCTTATAGGTTGCAGTATATTTTCAGCCAACAAAGTTAAGTTAAAAATTTGTTCAGCACTTGGATAATTATCTATACCTTTTCTTTCTGCTGTCTGGGATTTAGTAAGTTCAGCTAAAGTAAAGTTTTTAGAGAGCTGTGCCATGTTATTTCTTTTTCTTTTTAGGATAACTTTTTTTCATATTAGAATATGGTTTAGCACTAACTGTAGTTTTTGATTTTCTCTTAGACATTTCAGCTTTTTTTGGCATTTCTTTTTCCTTTCTTAGTTTTAAGTGAAGAGCATTTACATGAAGTAAATAAAAATAATTTCCAATTTTATTAAAAAATCTAAAAAATTTTAGCCAAACCCAGATCATTTTTTATCCTTACCTTTTAATCGTTCCACAGTTCTCATTCCACCTAATCCCAACATTCCCATTAAAACTGGAAGCATTGTAGCTGTATCAGCTTGTGGAATAATTACTCCAAACCCAGCACAAATTGGCGAAATTAAAAAATTGACCATAAAGCCGAGAACACAGACATAACCAGTAAGAGGTCGCCATGATGATTGAAACCAGTTACCTTTTGCTTCAGCTTCATTAACTTTGATTTGAGCTAACATTAATTCTTGATGATGTTTTTCTGCCATCGTACTTATTTCGTGGCTCAACTTCTGCTTAGTATCTGCATCTGGAATAAACTTATCCAGTATCCCACTAACTGCTGGTATCAATGCTGTTAACATTCTAAACTCCTTTTAATATTTCGTTTAAACCAAATCCCTCAAGCAAAATTAAAGTGAAAAATAATAACAAGATTCCACCAGCAATTAACTTGCCACTAAAATTTGTTGATCCGATTTTAATTGCGACAAATTCATTGCCAAGTATTCTAAGTGAAAGCTCAAAAGAATTGTTGCTCAAATCTAAATTTATTAATTTCTTTTTATCTTCTGTCATCAATAAACCCTCACTTTTTTAGGATCAATGTTAGGCACAACTTTACAAATACATTTGTATATAACTTCTTTTCCTGTAGCTGTTTCATAGGTTTGGTTGTTTAAATATTTAGTGTAGTATTTACAATCATTTACAGATCGAAAATAAATTGCTCCTTGAACAACACCATTTAAATAACAAGCCAACATAAATGCACTCATATCAAACCTCTTTTTCTAGCTATAATTGCAAGAACTGTTATCACTCCACTAAACAAAGCAGTTATTAAAATTCCTAAAATAACTTTTAAAAATACATCTTTAATGTGTTCTCTTTTTTTATGTGCATCTAGTCTTGCTTGTTTTCTGTTCTTTCGAGCTTCAGCACAAAATGCAATGTAATCGGTGTAAAGATTAGCTCTGCCATGTAACTGCATAAACTCCCTCAAGATTTCCTTCTTACGTCTGATCTCCTCTAATGCCATAAACTCTTCTAGGTCATTATCGGTCTTGCCTAAAAAGTTAGTCCATATACTATTTTTTCTTTTGTGTAGGTCTTGTTGTAGTTGATCTTCTGCACCTACAAATTTAGCTATAGCTGATCCAGCAGAACTTATTTCACGACCATTCTCGATGGTTTGTTTTATTATGGCATATGCTCCATTAGCAAGAGCTAGAGCTTCCAGCACAGGATTACCTCATAAACATTTGTGAAGCTAATAATAATATAATAGATCCCATACCAGCATAGATGCCTGTTTCTAATCTCCTTAGTCTTGAGCTTAAATCTTCAATGATTGATTTAAGATTATTAATTTCAGCTTGTAGGCTTTGCATCGTTGGTTTGCTCATTCTTTTTCTTTGGCTTTGATTTTGGTTTTGGTTTAGCTAATTTTGGATTTAGTTCTTCAATAGTTTTAGGCATTTATTTCTCCATAAATTTTTAAAATATTTTTAGGTTTAGCCATTAACCTTTAATCTCCATTAACGTAATAGTAGATGTGCTTCTTTCAGAGCCAGTATGGTAATCATTAATTCTTATTGAATCTCCTCCATCTCTTGTTCTAAATTGTAACTTATATGTTGTAGCACTTGTAGTACTTGGAGTGTCTAAAAACTCTATTGCACAAGCTCCTGAAACAAAAGTAGCTGAACCATTAGTTAGAACTGGTCTTAAGGCATATTGAATTATAGTGCTTCCTCGTAGTAATGCTAATTCGGTTTTTGCTGAAGATCCATTTTGAGATATGCCAAGAGCAGCAACTTTAACTAATATTTTATTTGAACTTGAAGAAGGTGTTATTGATGCAGTCAAACCAGTATCTGTAAAAGTACCTGTATCGTGATTAGCATAAGTTGAGAGAACTCCTTGTACAACTTGTATTACACTATGAGTAGGCATACTTGCTGAATTAAGTTTTGTTAATGCCATGCTATCCTCCTATTTCCATTAATGTTAGAGTTGATAACACAGTTGGTGTCCAAACATTATCTGTTACATCTGTTCCAGAACGATTTAGATATAAGTTTCCACTTGTACAAGCTAGATTAATTTTATAAGTTATAGAGCTTGTAGTACTTGGTGCATCTAAAAATTCAAAAGCATGAGGACTTGTTCTATAACCTTGATAAGTCCAATTTTTTGTCATAACTTGAAAAGAAGCATTTATTTGACTGCCACTAGCTGTAGTGCCTATTCCTATTGCAGTTGAATCTTTAAGCAATCTACCATAGCCATATGAATTTAAATCTGCACCAATATGGATAACACATCTAACTAATATTTTTGAATTTGTAGATTGGGGAGTTATTGCTTGGCTAATAACATCTGAGTTACTGCCAGATGCTATTGCACTTCCTTTGGTATCGGTTGTTTCTTGAAGAACATTTAACACAGCACCAGTACCAAGTTTACTTCCTACAATTCCAGCACTTGCATTTATATCTGCATTAACAATAGTACCATCTGCTATCTTGGCACTTGTTACAGCACCAGTTCCAATCTTATTGGCAGTTACACTTCCATCTGTCGGAGTTGATACAGTACCTACATTGCCAAACACTCTAACAAAATCAATCGTATCTGAAGAAGATAACGTAGCACCTACAGTAAGGACTGCACCATTTAAACTCATGGTAGAGCTTCCTTGGATAACACCATTAATACTAACTAAAAGATTGTTTACACTTTCAGGATAATAGTTAGCCGAGTTAAGTTGCAATGTATAATCGTCTGTAGCACTAGCTGTAAGACTATCTAATTCTATAAACCTACCTTGTGTTGGTTGTTGTCCTATAAAGGGCATGGCTTACTCCGTTGGCTTTGTTGGAAATTTAAAGTCTTTATCACTCATTGACTTAAATGTTTTGGTTATATCTCTTAATTCTTGTCTGTAAGTTTTCCACTTATCACTCATAACTACATCTGATAAAGCCATGTAATCCGTTTGTGCTAATAAGCTATTTCTTTTTTGTCTTAGAAAATCCAAACTTATAGCTGGAGCATTATCTCTTACTTTTTTTACTTCAATACATTCTGCTTCGGTTTTTGCTACTAAAGTTATCTTACCAGTTTTAGCATCTGTTTTTTGTGTTGGTGGAAATGTATCTTTATTATAAGTTGCAACATTTGTTTTTTCATTAACTGTATAAGCCATTATTGATATGCTCCTAACATTTCTCCAGTTGCATTTTGTCTTAACCTATACCCATAGACAGAAAAGTTTACTGCACTCATATTATTACCTGCTCCATTTTCTAATCTAAAGCCAGTTAACTCTAAAGCACTATTATTTTTCCAACCAAAAAGTTGATATCCTCTATCACTACTTTGATCGTGAAAGGAAGCAGTACCCAATAATTGATATCCATGTTGTTTTCTATAAAAATACATATCAACAATATTTGAACCAGTTGATGCTTGATTCATATTTATATTTGCAAAAGCTCCATCTGCTTGAGCCGAATCAGAAGATGATGAAGCATCATCATAAGACCTTCCTCTACCATAATAGCCTGATGCTAATTTTGTGTCTGTTCCACTTAAAAAGAAAAATTTAGTATAAGATTCACCTGCATAAGATGCACCAACCTCGCCAATCAATCTGTAAACTTGATGAGTATTTGTAAAACAACCAGTTAACTCACAAGCATCTGAAGTGTTACCAGCTAAATATAAATTACCTATAAATTCAGGAACAAAACTATGACCAACACTAGAAGATAAACTTCCAGTAAAAGCATAGGTATCTGCTAGGTTCATTGACTCAGCTTGTATTTTGCTTAATGCCATTTATATCTCCTATGATTCATACATTACGTTAACAGAACCTGCATCAAAGCTATCTGAACCATTTGGTCTTATTCTTAATCTGTCTAAAGTTCCACCTAATTGAACATGACCACCACCAAACACACCAGTAGATGAATTGTATCTAACAGCATGAGAGCCAACAAAAAGATTTGAACCCATATGACATATTGTAAGAATACCTGAAATAGTATTAGTGCTATTAATTCCATAAACAATAAAACCACCACTATCTTGAACAGCACCACTACCCCAAGTAGTAAGAGCAACATAACCTGATGTTGTTAAACCACTACTTGTGCCAAGTTGTACTAACACACTATTATCTGATCCATTCCCACTAACACCATTAAACATTACAGTAATTCGTTTTGTTCCTGATGGAATACTTCCATAATCAACTTCTGTTCCTGAAGTAGTAGCTACAGCAGTTTTTAAAGTCATTGTTGATGCAGTAAAACTGCTTGAACCAGTACCTCCATTTGCGACTGGTAAAACTCCAGTAACCTTAGATGTAAGATTGACTGCACTACTTGCTATCTTTGCTGTGCTTACACTTCCATCAGGAGGAACAGTTGTTTGAATAGCTTTTCCTAAAAATATGATATAAAAGTCATCTGAAGTTTCAACATCTCCAGTCATGGTTAATCCAGTTCCACTAGCTGTATAAGCTTCTGTCGGCTCTTGTCTTACGTTGTTAACAAATACCTCAATCTCATTGGCATTTGCTACTGCATGACTTAGAGTATATCCTCTTTTAGCTGGACTACCAGTAACACCAGTTAAGTCTTGCTTGGCAAAACTTGTAAAGTTTACACTTGGTTCATTACCTACATATCCCATATTCCACCTATGTACTTATCGCATCAACTGCCGATACAATTACATCTAAGCTAGATGCTGTATCTGATTTGAAATATAATCTATCGCCACTTACAACCACGATCTTTGATCCACCATCAATCAATTCCAAACTGCTGTGAGCTGGAATGGTTACACCTTTTATAAGATAAAAATTATTTGTATTTGTAATGTAAGCATCAACCGATATTGCATTGGTTGTAATGTTTGTCATTCTTATTGATATGATACAATCATAACTATCAAAGTTACTGCCATCTGGAATGTCTGTAGCACTCGTTCCTATTTCTCTCATTTTATATTGTCTAAAATTTTGTGCCATTTTTTACTCCTATAAAGCTATGCTAACGGCTATCGCAAAACCATTTGTTGCAAAGCTACTTGTATCTGTAGCTTCTATGTTTGCCCATGCAGAGCCATTGTAAAATTTGAGTACATTAGAACTGCTATTAAAATATAAATCTCCAGCAGATACACTCCCACCAGAAGGATCAGAAGAATGAGTGCCTTGATAAATATTAGAAAATTCTGTTTTGGATAAAGCTGATTGTTCTGCCCAATATTTAGCAGAATATAATCCAGTATTTCCTATTGTCGTTGATGAAGAAAAACTATCTCCACCACCTAATGCCCAGTTTTTAGCTGATCCAGCATTAAGAGTAGAACCACTTACTGCATAAGTCTTGGATGAATGTTCTGTGCCATCTACTGCATCTGCTTCAACTGCCCAAGATTTAGCACTTCCAGCACCAGAAGTATCTGTTACACCAGTTCCACCAATCGCCCATGCTTTAGATGAATATTGGCTTGATTCAACAGCTCCATCTACTTTAATCGCATAATTTTCTGCTTTAGTAGCATTGGCTGAAGCACCTTGAATTGCAGAAATATTAGAAGCATTTGTTGATATTTCACTAGATATACCAGCCACAGCAGTTATGTTACTAGCACTTATACCAGCAACAGTTGTAATGTCTGCTTTAATACCAGCTAATCCACTTAGACCATTAGTTACAGTTGTTCCATCTTGTAAATCAGCTAATGTGGCAATATCAGATGCAATGTTTGATAATGTCTGTCCATCGGCTGTAGTAAATGTAGCTTCTGGATTTCCAGTAGAAGAATTAAATCCTAAAAGTTTACCTAATCTTGAAGCTTTAGCTGGTAAAGTCATATCAATAGATGTTGGATCTTGAACTGGAGCTTGTAAGGATCTTGCATCTCTTTCTTCTCTATCTCCAATAGCCATTGTAAGAGTATCAAAATCATTTTCTAAAGATGATGCTGTAACATTTCCACCAGAGGTATAAAGAGAAGTTCTGGCTAAAGGTATGTCTGATAAGATTGTTATTGTAGTAGCATTAGCTGGAGCTGTAACAAACACTACAGCACCAGTTCCAGTATTAGATAGTCCAGCACTACCAGATCCATCTTGGACTGCATAGTTAGCTGATCCTGTGCCTTGAGTTTTTAAAGTTCCATCAACATAAACTTTAATATCTGTAATTGCATTAACTTGAAATGAAAAGGCAAAAGAAGTTGTACTGCCATTTCCTGTTAAAATAGCTCTTCGTAAAGTATCGTTTACACTAAATGTTGCCATACTTTATACCTTCCTTATAGTGTTTATACAGTAAAAATAAATTTGTGTCATTTAAATTATGCCTTTTTAGTTTACTGCATTTTCTAAAATTTCATTTCTTTGTCTTGTAGCTGTATCTAAATCAGATTGGCTTGGAGAAATAATCATAGGTGGATTTTTACCATATTCATTTTCATAACTTTCCCTTTGATTTTTTACAGCTAATAAATCTGGATATTCTAAAAACATAAGTTTTTTAGCTATGTCTTTGTATTTACTATCTATTCTTCTAAGTAAAGTTATTTTATGTTTTCTGCTAGATGCAACAAGCTTTGGCTGTAATTCTCCTTCAAACATTTGAAGATAATTTTCTTCTCCATCTCTAAATTCAAATTTACCATCTATTTCCATCTTACCTAAAATAGTATTTTCAAAAGATTGTAATGCAGTAGGGATGTTTTTAACACCAAGTTTATTCGCAAATTTAGTTGCCATAGGATTATTATATAGCTCTATATATCTTTGATATTGTTCTCCAGACAACTCTAACATAGGTTCTCCCATGTTTTTAGGAAGGTTATTAAATCCTAATCCTATTCTGTTTAATTCTGTATTTATAACATTTCCAGCTTTTTTATTTACAACTTTATAAGGCAACACAGTTTCCCATAAAGCACCATTAGTTTGTTTTATAGGTTCATTCCATCTATTTGTTTTTGTAGGAAGTGATTGAGAAAAATATGGTATTCTTGATCTAAGCCTATTTAAACCTTCATAATGTCCTTTAATAAATGATGGCATACCGATAGTTGGAATGTATTGATATCTATCCTCTGGCATCACATTAGAAGCTTCTGGACTAACGTATCTTTCAACAGTAGCCGACATTCCTTGACCAAATAATCCACCAGTTCCAATTTGTTGAGCTATTGTACCAGCAGTAGTTGTTGCTTGTTTTGCGAATAGTTCCACTATTCTTTTATATTTGCTTTCCCCATCTTCAAAACTTGATCCAGCAGTATCTATTACACTTCCGATAAATTGTGTCATAGGAAGGGATGTAGCAACGTATTTCATACTAGCAATAGTTGTATTCATAAAAGCATCAAACATTAATTCTTGATCATTTGAATATCTAATTGTGTATGCTGTGTCTGAATAAAAAGCAAGTACACCAGAAATAGGATCTATACGTTTATAACTAATCCATTTCCAATTTCCATCTTCTTGTTTAACTCCAATAGAATAAGGTTCGTGAGTTTCTAACCAAGTTTTTCTAGCTTTAGGATCTGTTTCTCCATAACCAGTAATAACAACATCATCTGAAATCATACCAGATGAAAGCATCATAGCTGTTGCACTTAATCCAGAAGATAAGCTTATTTTAGCTAAAGCTTGTTTTCTTTGTAATGCTGATCCATTTATTAATTGATCCCTAACTACAGATGGCATCATTAAAGCTAATGGAGTTCTCTCCATAATTCGTTGTACTATTTTTGTAGGTGTTTTGTAAAATGGCACAAATATTTTCATTAGTGGAAAATTCATTACAGTTGAAAAAAGTGGACTACCTAACATTCCTTCTAAATCATCTTGAAAAGTAGCCATCTTTGCAAATTGGGAAGCTTCATCAAAAGCTGTTTGTGAGTTTAATGTTTTTAAATGAGCTTGTTTGGCTTGTTGATTTGCATAATCTGTTAATGTTCCTGTAAAATCTTTAGGAACTTTTCCTGTATCCATTACAGAATTATATGCATCTTTTTCAGCTCTAATAGCTAAAGCTTCTAACTGCATACCTCTTTGTATAGCTTTAAACATATCATCCATTGCTAACATCGGTCTATAACCTTGCAATCGCATCATTACACCAAACCCATCTGCAAAATTAGCAAATGCATTTTCAGCAGTAGTTCCACCTTCCTCTGTATTTCTAAGTCCCCATCCTTCACGACTTATAGCTTTCATATTACTTTCAAGTTTGGTTGATGCTTCTGTCATACTTTTTTCATGTCTTAGAGCATACATTCCAGCTCTCCAAGCTTGTGGCATATATTTAAATTGTGCTTTAAACATAGCCAGAGCTTCAGCACCTTCTCCACCTAAAGCTCTTTCAGCAATCAATAATTGTTGAAACATTGTCTGTCCAGCAAAGTTAAATGAATGAGTTAGGGGATTTGATAGTAATGCTGATTGAAATATCTCTACCAAGCTATCTCCAGCTTTTCTAAAAATAGATTTCTTAGCAAAATTGTTTTTAGCCATATCTGTTGGCAATCTATTATACATTGCTAGGAATTGTCTTAGACCTTCTTCTCCACCATAAGCTTCAACAAACTCTGCAAGATTAGATTCATTAATAACAGCAGTACCAGCACCACCATCCACAGTTTCTAACATAGTACCCATAGCACTAACTCTGGCTGAAGAAGGAGAAGATATAATTTTATTTGTAACTAATGCTCTTCCTAGATCTTCCTGTACTTTAATTAATTGAATACTGGCATAACCTTCTATTGATATAGCTTGAGATGCTTTAGCTAAATCTAATAAATCTCCAGTTTTAATAGCTTTATCTAATAATCTTTTAGCATTTATTTGTAATGAAATTATTGTTTTTCTTGAAGCTAACAATTCTGCATCTGTAAAATTAGCATCGCCTTTTTTTCTACTCATAATTTTTAGAAAAATATCTACAGATCCTATTCTATTTGCATCTTTTATTATTTCCTTAAAACCTCGATTACCTTTTTCTAATATTAATTGACCATCAACTTTTTTGTCTTTGTAGGCTAAATATGTAGAAGCTAGAAATTTATCTAAACTGGCATCATCGCCATCTAAACTTGTTATTTTTTCAAGATTAGGAAGTATAACTTTATCGCCAGATTTTATCTTGGCAGTACCTTTTTCATTTGTTCTTAATGGCTGGTCAATATCTTTATAGCCACTAAGTAAGGTTGTTTCCTCTGGTGTAGCATTTCTAATTCTTAATTCGCCATTCGCTGAAACTACTAAAGGATTTTCATCAACAGATTGTTCAACAATTTTTTTGTTTTCTAACTTAGCTTTTTCTTTAGCTTTCTTAACTGCTGGAGCTACTAATACATCAGCACTATCATTAAAAAAATCTGTAACTGGTTTTACAACTTTGCTTATGCCTTTACCTAATCCAGCTACTTTAACAACATCATCTCCATCATTAAGGATTTCATTTCCATTAATATCTTGATCTTTTGCAATAATAGCATCTTCAGCTAATACAGGAGATATAGTTTCTTCTTCTAATATTGGATCATTAGGTATTGCCATTCATAACCTCACTATTTTCGCCTTGTGTACTTAAAGTTCCAGCTCCTAGTAAACCACCAGCAGAAAATAATGCCTGTCCTTTACTAACTGTGTCTTTTACTTTTGGAGTAAGTCTAATTGCTAATTGTGGGAAATCATCTAGCTCTGAAGATCTATTTCCTTTCATCATTGTAACAGTACCAATAGAACTATTATCTATTTTACCAACTTCTTTATTAATTACAGAAGGAAGAATTTTATCATAATAGGTTTTTAATTCTTGTTTGTTCCATCTTTTTGCATGAATAATACCAGCACTAAATGCAATACTGTCATATCCTTCTTCTTCAGCTTTTGCCATTAATCGCTTAATAGTTAATGCTGTCCATTTTTTCGTATCGTTAACAAATGGAGCTTGAGGAACTCTATTATTTCTTTGAATTTCTGCTCTTGATATTTCAGAATATACATCTCGTATTTTTTTATAATTAGGGACATTTTGTTCAAAAGGAATTTGTGGATTAATTATAATTTGTTTTCCATTTTGATAAACATAGCCAGTTCTTACTTGATCCTCAAAAGCATTATCTAATGATCTATAATTTTTACCATCAGCCATTATTTTATCATGTTCTGAAACTGCCATTTCTTTTCTTCTGGCATAATACCAATCAGCAAAAGGAATTTGTTTATCGCCATCTTTAAATGTAAAATTGTTTACTTGTTTTTCGTGTTCTGATTTTAATTTTTCTATTTTAATTTCATTATCTAGGTATTCTTTATTGGTAAGTTTAAAACCTCTTTGCCTTCCTTGCTGTCCCCAATCAGATTGAATTTCCTCTATAAACAATACTTTAGATCCATCATCTGCAATTCTATCTGTATGTCTTATTGATGCTAAAATATTATCTTCATCATAATGTGCTGGTTCATTAAAATATCCTTCTTTGCTATTATCTAATATCAATTTAGTTTCTTGATAATTATCTCCTGTTTCTCCATTATCAACTGTGTAATCTCTCCATCTAGCACCACTTCCATAAGCTTCTATATCTCCATATTCATTAGCTATCATTTCAGCTTGTATCTCTGCTTCATTTAAAGAGTAAATTCCATCTTGCCCCTCATCTAATCTATTTTTATGATTAAAAGATTCAGCTTTGTTTTTAAATATTGAATATCCCAATTCATCATTTCCAGAGATTACATATCCAGTATTTTTATCTTCATAAAAACGAATAGGATTATCATAGTATTCATCTACAGCTAATTCCATTGCTCTTGATTCTGTCATTGGTGGATCAAACTCTGATAAATTAGCATTGTGATCTTCTAATATTTCACTTGCTCTATCAGCTAAATAACCATCTCCATAGGCTTCTTCTGCTGTATAGGTTGCTTTTAATTGATTTGGTATTACACCTTTTTTAAGTGCTAAATCGTCTAATCTTACATTTTCTTCTGATGCACTAAAATCTAAGCTATTTTGAGCTTCATTAACTTCAGCTACATCTTCAGATATTGTTATTCTATTATCATTGATGTGTTGTTCTATTTCTGCCTTAGTTACTTTGTCTTTACTTAAAACTTCATCTAATCCAAGCCAATCTAATTCATCTTGCTTTACACCATTTTTAATCAACATTGATTTAAATTGCTGTCCAGATCCTTTTTCTTGTTTAAGTCCTTTAGTTACCTCTAAAGCCTTTGAATAGAAGCCTAACTCATCTTGATCTACTTTAGGTGTTGTTTCGTCTAAAGCCTTACCTATTTTGCTTAAACCTTCAGCAATAGGTCTAGTAGGATCAACTCCCATATTTAATGTAGTGCCTGTATCTGGATTATTAGCTAAATAATTATCAGCTTCTTTTCCACCTCTGACCAACAATCTTCTGCCACCTTCTAAAAGAGAAGGCATACCAGCAGTTAATCTATCTCCTAAAACACTACCAATGACAGCAGAAGTACCAGCTTCAACTGGATCTATTCCATCTTGAACTTTTGCTTCTACTTTTACATTTTGTCTGGCTAAATTATCAGCCATTGTAAGAAATCCAGCTTCAGCTCCAGTTGCAACAGAAGCTTTTGTAGGTGCAGATAAGATTGTATTTTTAAGAAGTTCCTTAAATCCCATTCTAGTCATTTGCTGACCAGCATATTTACCAGCTACTCCAATTCCAAAGGTAGCTAAAACACCTAAGTTAAAAGGATCTGTAGCCATAGCTAAAGCACCTTTACCAAAGTTCTTAAGTGTCATTCCAGATCTATCTGCTGTTTCCATAAGGTAGTACATTGCTTTAGCTACTTCTGGTGGAGCATTACTTAATTTACCAGCATTAAAAGCTAAAGCTGTAAAATTATAATCAAATGCTGTCATAAAATTTATACCCCATGTTGCATAGGCTTCAGCATTTTCTAATTGTGCATTTTCAACAGGATAACCAGCTTGTTTAACACCTTTATAAATCTCTCTGGTTTCTGTACTTCCAAAAGGTTTGGCATTTGGATGAAGATAATTATACAACATCGTAGAAGCTGAAATCCAATTAACATCATTTAATTGGCTTCCTTCTGGCATATTCTGGGACATAGATATAACTTCTGGACTTGTAAGACTAAGCTTACTTTCTTCTCCTAAATTTCCTTCCATCATTACATGGGGAAGGGGAAGATAGTTACTTCTAAAAGCATCATAATCATTAGCTTCTGTAGTACCAGCTTCAATGCCAGTTGGATATTCTCCCCAGTTTAAAGGAGCTTCTCCAATACCTTCTTTAGTTTCTCCAGTTATAGGATGCCTATAAACAAAAGAATTAGTTTCATTTCTTACAGCTTCTAATTCAGCATATGTTTCATCAAATTTATCCATTTAGAAACCCTGTAACTTTTTATCGTTTGTTCTATTCCATTCTAATATTCTTGCTTTATCATCTATTAATTTGTTTTTACGAGCTGTATCAGATGTTTGATTTATTAATTTATTTAAAGTTTCTAAGTTCTTATATTTTCCAGCAAGTTCATTTAAAATATCAAATTCTAGCACTTGTCCATTTTTAAAGTATGCTTCATAATTATCATTAAGCCATACACTAGCAACAAAATTAGGATCTGTTCGTCTTGCTATATACATTCCTTGTTCAATACTTTTTAATGTATTAAAAGCTCTGGATTTCATAACTGCTGAATTACCTAAAATAGAAACAGGTATTTTTAATCTTGATCTAGCATCAGCTAAAGCTCTGTTAAACTCTGTATTATTTCTTGCTAATAAATTTTTAGAAAAAGTATCATAATCAGATTTACTTAGTTTACCTTGAACCAAATACTTATTCAAAGTAGCTTGAGTAATCATTACTTCTTTTTCATTAAATGCAAGAGTTACAGACGTAAAAATAGAAGGATTTGAATTTGGTGCATATTTTAATTCTGGATTATCTTTTAATACATCTAGCATTTCTTGAGCTTTTTTAGGATCAAGGTTTTGCATTTGCGATAATATTGCTTGATAATCTTCTAATCTTTTTTCTGGATCTGATTCAAGCAATGCAGTAGAAGCATTTAATTCTAAAATTCTAATATTATCATTTCTAATTATTGTTTTATGAGCTATTTTTGTTTCAATATCTTTTCTTTTTTCATCAACAGCTTCTCTAGCTACTTTTTTCAAAAATGCTTTATTTTCGCCTTCAACAACAGAAAATGCACTTTGTATGGCAATAGGTAATTTATCAAATTTATTTTGTTCTAATAAATCTAAAATCTTTTGGGGATCTTCATTTTTAAAAATAGAATCATTTACTACGTCTTTTGCTACTTGAAAAACTCGATCATCAAATCTTTTTTCTAAAGCAAGTAATGCTTCAGCACTCATGCCAACTGGTCTTGATGCTAAAATTTTATTTTTAATTGTTTGTATAGTTTGAAATGTTGTAGCTACCACTTCATCTTTATAAACAGTCTTACCATCTTTTTTTATATCACTCGGTATTTGTTTAGGATATCCAGATTGTATTATTTTAGGAAGTTGGTTTGTTATTACATTTTCAAAATTTAATGAAAATGTTGCCTGTAGTTCTTTTTGCTTGTCTGTAATATATTTTGATGCATAGGTCTTATATTCAGCATTAGAATATATACCGAGTGATGCTTTAAATTTTTTAGATGTAACAGGACTTTCTGTATCTAATACATCTGACAACCCAGATACAACACTATCTAGCTGTTTAGCAACTTCTGTTGGATCTAAATTATTTTGTTTAGCATTTAATATTATATCAGCCATATTTTCTTTAGCTATTAAAGTTAGCTTATCAGATGTAGCTTCTAAGGTGGCTGTTCTGGCATATCTACCAAATACAGTATCTTTATCTCCAACAAAATCTAATTCTGTATTACTTTCAGAAGCATCTATTAATTGTTGTTCTGTAGGAGCATTTAAAGCTCCATATTCAGCACCTTCAATCTTAGCAGTTTGCACAGCATTTTTATAAAACATCTGGGACATTCTATCTAAATTATTACCTAGATTAGCAAGATTATTAGATCTGGTTTGTTCAAAACTAAAATCAACAGTTGGCATCCTTAGTGCCAGACCTTTTGTTTTATATCTTTGGTATCTTTCAGCCATATCTATTGTCCACTTGGCATAAATCGACTACGAGGTCTAGGAGCAAGAAACTGTGATCTTGTGCCAGTTGTTCCATAATCCATGTAGGAAGGATCTAAAAAGTTATTACTTGTTGATGCAGTTTGAGATGGTGCTGATCCTATAGTTGAGTAATTGTAACCAGCCATAGCTACATTCGCCATCAATTCCAATTTACCAAATTTAACCATATCTCTAGCAGAAGATCTTAAACTTTCGGCTTGATAATTTGCCTGTTTCATTACTATTGAAGCATTATCTCTTGTTATACTGTAATCATTTAACCCAGCTCTAAGACTATAAGATTGTATTATATCTGGTG